ACAGTTTCGCCGTTGACATTCGGCTACCCGGGGGGTGTAGGTGGACCCATTGGAGCCTATCCGGGAGGCTATCCGGTTCCGGCTCCCCCTCCTGTCCCCCCGCCTCCGGGTATGCAATCTCACATTAGGCTACCTTCTTGCGGTCAATGTCATAGGTGAATTTTGAAATGGCATGGTTAACGCAAGTTGAAACGAAGAATGAAAAGGAACTTAAACGCAAGTTTGCTGAAGAACTCTTGCGTAATCCGAATGACCCCTACGGCGCGGCCTATCGTCTGTTCGGAACGGATACTATTCGGGCGCTACAAGTTTCGCAAGCTTGGGTTATTGACCCCTACGTATTAGAGGTTCAGGCCGAACTACTAAAGGAATTTGGGGAAGATGAATACCTTCCGTCAAAGGCGATACTGGCCCGTCGTGTTTTTGACTTGGCGGACAGGCCTAATACGGACGTTAAGGACAGGTTGGCGGCTTATAAGCTTTACGCCGAAATCCGTTCGTTCATTGCAAAACCGGAAACGAATATCCAGAATATCCAGAACAACACTAACTTACGGGTCATGGTGGTTAAGGATTTCGGGAACGACGGAGAATGGGAGACGAAGGCAAGGAAGCATCAAACGAAGCTAATAGAACACTCAAGGGATTGAATAACGTATGCACGGGACTAACGCCAAGTTGAAGCCGGGGCCGGTTCCTGTTTGGGTTCCGATACCTAATTCCAGTCAAGAGTTAGCTATTGATAGCCGTGCCCATATTACGTTGTATACGGGCGCTAGAGGCCCCGGGAAAACTGATACCCAACTCATGAAGTTTCGAAAGCGGGTAGGTATGGGCTATGGCCCGTTCTGGCGCGGGGTTATCTTTGACCGGGAATACAAGAACCTTGACGATTTGGTGAATAAGTCCCGTCGTTGGTTCAACGCATTTGGGGACGGCGCTAGGTTCCTGTCGTCGGCGCAAGACTACAAATGGACTTGGCCAACGGGCGAAGAACTTTTGTTTAGGGCTATTAAGAAACTTGACGATTACTGGAATTATCACGGGCAAGAATTCCCCTTCATAGGTTGGAATGAAGTATGTAAGTATCCTACCCTTGAACTGTTTGACCGAATGATGACTTGCAACCGTTCGTCATTCGTACCTGAAAAGGATAACCCAAACCTACCGCCTATCCCTCTTGAAATCTTCGCTACAACTAATCCCTACGGGGCTGGACATTCCGTAGTAAAGCGGCGGTTCATAGACCCGGCTCCGTATGGGCAAGTCATTAAACGAACCATTGACGTATTCAATCCCCGCACACAAAAGCGGGAGCCTGTCACCAAAACGCAAGTTACTATCTTCGGTTCGTATAAAGAGAACATATACCTTTCCCCTGAATACATTGCCGAACTAGAAAGTATTATGGACGAAAACCTTCGTAAAGCTTGGTTGTGGGGGGATTGGGATATAGTCGCGGGCGGCGCTCTATCGGACCTATGGCGGAAGAATGTTCACGTAATCCCGCGAAGTAAGATACCGGCGGGCTGGAGTATAGACCGGGGATTAGATTGGGGTTCAACGCAACCATTCGCTGTCCTATGGTTTGCTGAAGCTAATGGCGAAGAAATGACCCTAAGTGATGGGTCTATATTCGCCCCGGCTCCCGGCTCAATTATCGTATTTCATGAATGGTATGGGTCCAAGGATATCGGGACGAACTTAGGATTAAGGTTATCGGCGGCGGATATAGCGGACGGAATTATAGACCGGGAATTAACGTTACTCAAAGACGAATGGATTGTAACCCGTCCATGGCCCGGCCCGGCGGACAACTCTATTCGAGACGTTCGGGAGGCTGACGTTGATACGCTCGAAAAGAAAATGGGGGATAAGGGCGTACACTGGCAACAATCAGACAAGTCCCCCGGCTCCCGTAAGATAGGCTTACAATTGATCCGGGAACGGCTGGAGGCTGGAATAAGGCGGGAGGGGGCGGGGCTTTATTTCATGTCGAATTGTATAGCGTCTATTTCAACGTTGCCAGCGTTGCCCCGTGACGAAGATAAAATAGACGACGTAGACACTGAAAGCGAAGATCATTGTTACGACGTAGTAAGGTATCGGGTATTAAAGGGAAGCAATCGCGCGGCTCGAAACCTAAAGCTGGTCTTTCCAACGTAAGGGTTAAACCAAATGCCCGTGAATACAGAACACGACGATTTGCGCGAAGTCAAGAAACAATGGGACGTAATCCGGGATTGCGTAGCGGGGGAAATAACTGTAAAGAAACGGCGGAATAAGTATTTGCCGATACCGAACCCGTTGGACGTGACGGAGGAAAACAAACTCCGATACGAAGCTTATATTATGCGGGCTGTCTTTTACAACGTTGTTAAGCGAACCCTTGGCGGACTAGTTGGCCAAATCTATTCACGGGAACCAATCATCGAAGTCCCCCCGGAACTGGAGCCATTAAAGGACGATGCGACGGGGCTAGGCGTCAACCTTACCCAACTATCTAAATTCGGGGCGGGCTATACTGTGGGGTACGGGCGCTCCGGGCTGTTCGTAGATTTCCCGGAGACAGGGGGAACGGTTACCCGGGCTGAACTTCAGAACGGAGATATGAAGGCGGGGTTTACGATCTTTGACCCAAAGGATATTATCAACTGGCGAACGTCTCCAAAGGGCGGACGTAGTATTCTATCCATGGTCGTAATCAAAGAAAATAAAGTTATTTCGGATGACGGTTTCGTACAAACTAAAAGGCCTGAATACAGGGTCTTAAGGTTGACGAACGGCGTATACACGGCGGAACGTTGGAGGGAGGCGGGGCGCTATCAAGAAATAACCCCCACACAAGCGAACGGGCAACCATTCAATGAAATTCCGTTTACGTTCATTGGACCCGAAAACAATGATCCGGATGTTGACGAACCTCCGTTGTATGATTTGGCGGCGCTTAATATTGCTCATTATCGCAATTCGGCTGATTATGAAGAAAGTTGTTATATTACTGGACAGCCTACGGCGTGGTTCAGCGGATTGACCCAACAATGGGTAGATGAAATATTCAAGGGTAAGGTTCAAATGGGGGCTAGGGCGGCTATCCCGTTGCCTATGGGGGCGCTAGCCGGAATGATCCAGCCCAACCCGAACACGTTGCCATTTGAGGCCATGAAGCACAAGGAACGGCAAATGGTGGCCTTGGGTGCCAAGCTGGTAGAACCGCAAGCCGTACAGCGAACGGCGACGGAGGCTAGCATAGACCAAAGCTATGAAACGTCTACGTTGTCGGCGTCGGCGGATAACGTATCGGACGCCTTTACCCAAGGGCTACGTTGGGCGGCGCAATTCGAAGGCGTATCCCCTGAAGCTATGAACGCTATCAAATTCGAATTGAATACCGAATTTGATTTGATTAAGCTATCGTCCAACGAACGTTCGGCGCTTATTCAGGAATGGCAAGCGCAAGCCCTTAGCTTTGGCGAAATGCGGGCGAACCTCCGGCGGGCTGGAATTGCTACTATGCCTGACGACGAAGCTTTGAAAGTTATTCGGGACGAACAAGAAAAGTTGGGGCTAGGGGACGTAACCTTAGACGAACCCGGTAGCGAACCTCCGGCGGCGTAAATGGCGTCTTTATACGACATGATGCTAAGACACTCCCTCTATCTGGAGGGGGCGAAGAAAGGTACAGCGGACGAATTTTCTTCGTCTGTTGTATCGGACCTTGACGCTGTAGTTAAACGGGCGTTTCAGAATATTAACGTTGACAACTTCGGAGAATTTACCAAAGCGGATTTTAATAGGTTTGTGGCAGATATCCGGCTCCGGACAAACGACGTTCATAACAAGAATACTAAAGAACTAATGAACGATACTAAGAAGCTGTCCCGGGTTGAAACTACCTTATTCCAAGGAATGTTTCGGGAGGATACCGGAGACAGGTTAGCTACCCCCTCGAATGTGTGGGGTAGCGTGAAGAATTCCAATATTCCAGCTACCGGGCAAACCTTTCAAAAGTCTGCCAATACATTTCGGAATTCGTCTGTCGGGAATATCGAACGTCTTTTAAGGAATGGCTACGCTGATAAATTGGATACGACGGACGTATTCAAAAGTATTCGAGGGGTTAAATCATTAGGATATAAGGACGGAGTATTTGGAAAGATTAGCGGTTGGGGCCGAACGTTGGCTAGTACCCTAATGTCGCATACTAGTTCTTCGGTAAAGGATAAGATAGCCCCATCTTACTACGACGAATACCAATGGGTTTCTGTATTGGACGACGTAACTACTGAAATCTGTTGGGAACGTGACGGCGAGATTTATAAGATGGGGGAAGGTCCGCAACCTCCAGCCCATTACAACTGTCGTAGTACGACGGTTCCAATAAGTCCTAGCCGGGAAGATACGGAGGAACCGGATACGTTAGCCGAATGGTTAGACGGACAACCTAGCGAAGTCTTAAAGGATATTTTTGGGGACGTGGACCCTAGCCTTGACAACGTTAAGGTTATTTCGTTAGACGGGCTACGGGATAAGTTGGATATCATCTTGATCTAGTGAGGGTGTACCCATGGCAATGAAGCGCAAGCTAACCAAGGAAGAATATACGAAGCTAGCGGACGGTATCAAAGAACAATATACCGAAAGCGGGGACAGCTATATTCTTGATCTTGAGGGGGACGACGATACGGCAGAACTCCGGCGGGCGCGGGATAGGGAAAAGGCGGACAAGAAAAAGGCTCAAGACGATTTGAAGAAAGCACAAGCCCGGTTGAAGGAACTGGAGGGAGACGACGAAGGCGACGAACCCGGCGAAGATGACGAAGGGGAAGGCGATAGGCGTAGGCGTCCGAACAAACGAAAGACAACGGATATTGCCAAGCTTCAGAAAGCTTGGGACGACGAAAAGGGCGAACTGTCTACGAAGCTTTCAAGTAAGGACGAATTCATTAAAAAGCAAATGGTCAACGCGGCGGCTAACGAAATCGCTAGTCGTATTTCATCGGCTCCAACCCTTATGTCAAAGGCGTTACTTGAACGTCTTACCGTATCATTTGACGGAGACGAACCGGAATTAGTTATCTTGGACAAGGACGGGCAATCGTCGAAATTGACGACGGCGCAACTGGAAAAGGAATTTGTTGCAAATAAAGAATTTGCAGCTATTATTATCGGCAGTAAGGCTAGCGGCGGCGGTGCCCCGCGAAGTAGCCCGGATAGTAGGCCCCCCGGTGGCGGGGCTTCCGAAACTCAAAAGCCTGTTGATCTTTCAAAGGCTTCCGCTAAGGATTTGGCGGCGCATTTGAAAGCGAAACGGGAAGCGGCGTCGGAAGCTTAACCCAACGGAGGTAACTATGGCCCTTTCTGATTTGGCCGTCTTTTCCGAATTCGTCTATTCGTCTCAGACGGAAGTTCTGAAACAGCAAGTTGATTTGTTCAACGCGGCTTCGCGGGGAACTATCGTCTTGTCTACGAAGGCTCATGTCGGGGACTATTCGGACGAAGCCTTTTGGAAAAAGATTTCGGGTCTTGTTCGTCGGCGCAATCCCTACGGCTCCGGCCCGGTAACGCCAAAGACGCTGGAGCATTTGGTTGCAACCATGGTCAAGGTTGCGGCGGGTACTCCCCCGATTTCGTTGCCTCCGTCTCAATTCCGTTGGATACAGCGCAACCCGGAGGAAGGCGGCGCGGTTGTTGGGCAGCAATTGGCCAAAGATACCATGGCCGATATGTTGAATACGGCGCTTATGGGGACGGTTGCAGCGTTGAACAACACGGCGGAAATTCTTACGTCCCAAGCTGCTATTGCGACCATTTCATCTTTCAATGTGGCGCAATCCAAATTCGGGGACAGCTACCAAGACATTCTAGCTTGGGTTATGCACTCGAAACCGTTGTTCGATATCTACGGTTCGGCCCTTGCGAATTCGGAAGCGTTGTTCTCATTCGAAACTATCAACGTTCGTCAAGATGGTTTCGGGCGCGTGTTCGTTGTGTCGGATAGTCCTTCGTTGACGAACCCGGCGGCTACGCCGGATACGTTCAACACGTTGGGCCTTGTTGCGAACGCTGTTCAGGTTGACCAGCAAAACGATTTTGACGACAACATGAGCACGACGAACGGCGACGAAAATATCCTTCGCGACTATCAGGCCGAATGGTCCTACGAACTTGGCGTGAAGGGTTACGCTTGGGATAAGGCCAGCGGGGCGGCGGCTCCGAATGACGCGGCTATTGCGGTCATGACCAATTGGGACAGGTACGCTACGTCCCATAAGGACTTGGCGGGCGTTCTGTTGGTTACCCAATAACGTTAACACCCTATCCCCTGTCCACCCTGTTAACGTTCGTAAGTTGAATGGAGTTTGTCATGGCGGTTAAAGGTCCAAAGGTTCTTTACTTTGTCGCTGGTAGTCGTCCGTCAAACGACGATATGGAGGCCGGGGCGAAGATGGGGCCGGGGGTCTTTTACCGAAATGCGAACTTCATTCAACCCGAAATTCCGCTAGAGGCTTGCGACTATGTAGCTGGCCCGGCAATCCCGGCGAACTACCGGGAAGCGTTCCCAAAGTTCAAATTGAAAAAGGAAAAGCCGGAGGAACCTACGGAGGAACCCCCGGCCAACCCTAGCAGTTGGAAATCCGGGGAACCCAAATGAACGCATTAAAGGTTTTGTTCTTTTGTGTAACGAAAATCCCTACGGCGGGGGAACAATCGCAAATTGATACGTTGAACAATCGTTACGGCGTGGTAGGGGTTCGGGCGGCGGATATTCCGTTGAACGGCTCCCTTGAACCCGCTGACGGTTTGGCGGGGACTATTCCGGCGGCTTATACGTCGGCTATTGCCAACTACCCATTAGGGGTAGTTGCAGCTACGCCAATGAATGAAATGAAAGACGCTGTTGTAGTTCCGGCGGCGGTTAGTATTGCGGCGCTAGCTACGACGCAACTTAAAGCTATCATTTCGGAGATTGTTGGAAGCGATATTGTTATGTCGGAAAAGACTTCCGGCGCGGGGATTACTTGGACTAGTGCAACTCCGGCGGCGGCTACTGTCAACGCTAGCGGTTTGGTGACAGGGGTTGCGGCGGGTTCGTCTGTCGTTACATGGAAATGGATTTATCAGGCAAGCCCGGAACTATCCCTGTCCAAGACTTCAACGGTTACCGTCACATAAGGCGGACCAATGACGCTGTTAATCGAAGATGGTTCGAACGTTCCGGACGCTAATAGCTTCGTAACTCTTGACGAAGTTAAAGAGTATGCGACGGCGCGAAACCGTACCATTCCTGAAGATGACGTAGAATTAGAAGCCTTGACTATCCGGGCTATGGATTTCATCATAGCGAACCGGGCGCGATATCAAGGAACGAAAACTTACTCCGATCAACCATTACCCTTCCCAAGGACGGGAATGTATATTGACGGCACATTGATTGCCCCGGACGTTATCGTACCTGAAGTCAAGAACCTTGAGTGTCAACTAGTCGTAGACGGAGCGGCGGGCGTTGATTTCCTCCCCACAACTCAAGGCGGGGCAGTCAAACGTAAGGTAGTTGGACCCCTTGAAACCGAATGGTTTTCGGCGGACCAATCGGCTAACTATTCGTCGTCGGCGGCTGTCGATAGTTGGCTGGACCCTTTGCTTAAGCAATACGGCGGCGGACCCTTGCGAGTGGAAAGGGTCTAGCTATGGGCGTATACGACGCGGAACGGCAATCGGCTAAAGCGGACATTGAAGCGGCGGGCGTTCGTGCGACTATACGGCGCGGTTCTACCCGGGCTTCTGTTTCGCTGTTGTTGCTGTCCTACGAAGCTGAAGAACGGGACGGCGAACTTATTCAGTTTTCGGATATTAAGGCTATGTGTCCAGCCTTGGGACTTGACAGCGTTCTAATCCCGAACCCGGAAACAGACAGGGTAGTAATCGAAAGTTCAGACAAAGAACTGGCCCCTAGTGTGGGGGATTATCGTTTAGTTACGTCTAAACCTTTCATGCCTAACGGCGTGGCTATCTACTTTGATTTGCAGATACGCAAATGAGGGATAGGCGTGAAGAAATCTTGGCCCGGCTATATGTCGTAGCTCAAGAGGCTGAAGGCGTTAAGAGTTGGGTACGGAATAGGGGCGAACTTCCGAACGACAAACGCCCCGGGATTATAGTGTTTGACGGTGACGAACTGGCAAAGGAAGGCGACATAGGCCGGGGCCGTCCGTCGAATGCTCCGAATATGGTAACGGCTACACCGGAAGTATACTTTATCTTGGACGACAAGAAACCGGCGAACCTAACGGTAGGTACGGAGTTGAATACGTTCCGCCGTAAGTTTATTCATAGCGTGTTGTATGACGCGGCGTTACAGGGTATTGTAGGTACGTCGGGGTCAATGCGGTATGACGGGCTAGTGACAGACTTAGCGCGCGGGCGTCAAATGGTTGGGGAATTGGGTATGTCGTTTTCGTTTACATACCCGCTAATCCCTAGTGAACTTACCTAACGGAGAACGTCAATGACAATCTCTATAGCTTCCCCGAATGTCGATAACTATTCAATCGGCAAGGCCAAAATCTACTTTCAGCGTACCGGACAATCGGGCGCTATCTTGGATCATGAAATCGGCAACTGTACGGAAGCCGAATTCACGCCAACGGTTGAAACTCTTGATCATTTCTCTAGCCGGGAAGGGGTCCGGAAAAAGGACAAGTCCGTAGCGTTGGAAACGTCGGCGCAAATCCGGCTTGTTATGGAAGAATTCACCCCCGAAAACTTGGGACGTATGCTTATGGGTATTCCGAATGTATCGGACCCGGCTAACGTTACCATTGATATTCTTTCGGAGGCTGAAATTGACGGACATTTGCGTATTGTCGGGACCAATGACGTAGGCCCGAAATGGACTTTTGACTTTCCTACCGTATCGTTCAAGCCTTCGTCGTCCATGAACCCCATTTCTGACGAATGGAATAACATGGAGATTACCGGCGAAGTCTTGGCGTCGGGTTCGCCCGAAAGCTTCGGAACGGCTTCCGCTGATTTCTCTGATAACGTTGCTCCGGCGAATACGGCGCTCCCGTCTATTGCGGGTATTGCTCAAGTTGGGCAGACGTTGACGGCGAACAATGGTTCTTGGTCCGGTAACCCCGCAAGCTTTACGTACAAATGGCAGAAAGCGGCGGTTGATATTCCGGGCGCGATTGCGTCAACGTATGTTCCTGTTGTGGGGGACGTTGGGGCGGCGCTTACCGTTATCGTTTCGGCAGTCAATGCAACGGGTACAACTCCGGCAACTTCGGGAGCTACGGCTAACGTTATTGCCTAACTATAGGATACATGGCGAATGGTTGGGCTATTGGATATTGCTCCGTCATTCTTGACGGTGCAAGGGGTCACGGTATCGGGGATATCGGCGCGGGGCGTTGTGGCGCTCTTGCAAGATTTCCCCGCCTTAAAGGAAGTTCTAGCAGGACGGGAGGCCAAAGGATTGAATGGGGCTACTGTCCTTCAGCTTGTTCCGGACGCGGCGGCGGCTATCATAGCGGCGGGGACAGGCAACCCCGGGAACGACGAACACAAGAAAGCGGCGGACCTGTTACCATTGGGAACCCAAGTTGAATTCTTGGACGCAATCGTAACCTTAACGTTCCCAACGGGTGTTGGCCCTTTCGTCGCAACTCTAGAAAAGTTGGGAGTAATTCCAAAAGACATAGTAGACGAAAACTTTGGCAAGGAAGCGGGTACGAAATAGCTTCCGCAATTGAGCAACTAATATCATTGGGGCATAGATCGGGAGACGTTTGGGAGTATACGCCAAGGCAACTTGAAGGGTTCTTAGACCTAGCCGAACGTCGGAAGTATCGGGAGCTAATTGAACAACTACACTTGATAACGCTAGGCCAACATGGGGACGTTAAAGAAATCAAGAAACAGATAAAGCAATGGGAAGCTAGAACGGCTTAACGGAGGTTCGCCATGATTGACGTTTTAGTATATATCGCAATTCTTGTTATCGTCTTAATCTTTGTCTTTTGGCTAATTCAACAAATCCCGGCGAACCTTTTACCGGGTCCATTGAAACAGATTGTATCTATTGTCCTTGTCGTTATTGCTGTGGTTGCGCTTATCATAATCTTATTACAGTTGACGGGAACGGGTCCATCGTTACGGCTTCCGCGTTGAACCTATGGCCTTAGCTTTCGTATTTACAAACAAGAACCTAGATAAACAATGGCGTGACCAAATGAGGAAGATGGTTACAGCTATGGCTAGGGCTACGACGTTGGGAGCGCGGCAAGCGTCAAAGGATATTGAGAACGAAGGCCGGGCGAATATCAAAGGGGCGGGTAAGTTTGGCCAACGTTGGAGGAAGGGGTTAGTAGCTACGACGTATCCAACGTCCGGAGTTTTGATTAATGCTCGCATTGACGTAACCCATGACCAGATAGGCGCGGGGCTGTTCGAACACGGGGGCGTTGTCCGGGGGAAGCCCCTGCTATGGCTCCCCTTGACCTATGCAAGGCTGAAGGGCGTTCGGGCGCGGGATTATGCTCGAACCCAAGGCGGCTTGTTCCGGGTCAACCGGCGCGGGCGTGCCCCGTTGTTGCTGTCAATCAAAGATAAGAAGCCTAAGTATGTGGGGCTAAAGTCCGTTCGTATTCCTCAGAAATGGACTATTCGTCAAATCTGTTTGAACATTTTGAAGAATTGGAAATCATACTATGACCGAAACTTAAGGGTGTAGTATGGCAATCAAGGCTCAAGACCTATTACAACGTCTACTGTTTGAAGGTGAAAAGGAAGCTACGGCTTCCCTAAATAATATTGCGTCGGCGGGCGAACGTTCGTTTAAGTCTTTGGACAAATCAGCGGCGGGGCTTAATACAACCTTCAAAGGTATAGACCAAACTATAAAGCGAACTGAAGCCGGGGCAAAGTCTTTCGGAACTAATATTGACAACGTAGCTAGCCGGATAGCGGCGGCGGGAACGGCAATTAAATCGGCGGCTCTTGTAACTGGTATTGCAGCTATCGGCGTAGCGTTCAAGAAATTAGCCGGGAACGCGGGAGACGCGGCGGACAGTATCGGAGACGGGGCGGCGCAAACTGGACAATCAACCAAGGACTACCAAGAACTAACTTACGCAATCAATCAAACGTCAAGAGGCCTTGGTAATCTTGATCTAGTATTCAATTCGTTGAACGATATCATATCGCAAGCCCAAGCCGGAGGAAACGCAACTACTAAAGTATTCGAGGATATGGGCGTTAGGTTAGTTGATGGAGCTAATCGGGCGCGTTCGGGTACGGCTGTTCTTCGGGATTTCGCCAAAGCATTAGAACGGATACCGGACCCGGCGGATAGGGCAGCAAAAGTTATCAGCGTATTCGGGCGGCGTATTGGCGGGCCGTTGGTTGCGTTGCTTGGGGAAGGTGAAAAGGGTATTGATAACTTCATTAAAGAGGCTCAAAGGTTAGGCCTTGTTTTGACTGAACAAGAGGTAGAGATAGGAGACAAATACGACAAGAGCCTAAAGAAGTTGAACGCTACGCTAGGAACTACGACAACCAAACTTGGGTTGTTGTTTACCCCACAATTGACGGCGGGGCAGGATTGGATTGCGGAGTTTATTGCGCGCAATCAGGAAAAGATTTTGAGCTTCGGTAGGTCCGTTGAAAAGGTTGTCAACGAATTAGTGTTGGCATTTACGGGGCGCTCCGATCAAGTCCAAAGTACGTTTATATATGCTATTGGGAAGATCATAGAGGGTATTGGTTTGGGTATTAAGAACGTTGTTATTCCTGTATTCAATGGCTGGATTATTATTCTTGAAAAGACATTTGAATGGGTTAACAAAATATTCGGTACAAACTTTTCAATGTCTGACTTAGGTTTGGTTGCCGGAGTTCTCATAGCGGTTAAGGCGTTCACGTCGTTGTTAAGCGTCTTACGTTTGGTAACTACGGCATTGGGCCTAGCCCGGGTAGCTTCGCTGGCGCTGTCCTTTACGCCATGGGGGATTGCGATTACGGCTATAGTTATCGGGCTAGGCCTACTTATAGAGAACTTGGATAAAGTTGATTGGCAAAAGTTTGGAAAGGCGGCGCTAGAGGTTGTTCAGTCCATTGGTAAAGCGTTGTCTGATTTCGCTAAATGGATTGGTGATATCTGGACTGATTTAGAGGCAAAATGGGACGCATTAGTAGCCAAAGTAGCGGAGTGGAATAAATGGGCGGCGGATGAATTAGGTAAGCTTCCGGACCTTATCCGTCAGAAATGGGACGAACTATGGAATTGGTTGGGCCAGAAGGTTCAATGGGCTATTGAGCAATATCAGAAGCTAATTGACAAGGCCCGGGAATGGTTGGGCATGTCAAAGATCAACCGGGAAAAGACGGCGGAAGGCGGCGGGGGTGGCGGTTGGGCTAGGGGCGGGCCGGTTTGGGGTGCGGGCGGGTCTACGTCGGATAGTATCCCGGCGTGGCTATCCAATGGCGAATGGGTCATGAAGGCTCGGGCGGCGCGGTACTATGGCAATCGGATCATGGGGGCGCTAAACTCCATGGCGATACCCCGCGACAACTTCCAATACGCTATGGGAGGGGCCGTAGGCGCTCTAGCCCCCCGTACAGCCCGGTTCGCTCAAGGGGGCTTGGTAGCCCTTCCTAGGGTCGGGGGGAGGCCTATAAATCTGACAATCGAGGGGCAACGATTTGAGGGGTTGACGGTGCCGGAAGATACGGCGGAAAGCTTGGTACGGTTCGCAACTAGGCGGCAAATGAGTTCCGCCGGACGCAAA